GGATATAAGAATAAAATTTTAATTCTATCAGATATGCTTGAGCTTGGTGAAAATGAAAGAAAATTACATTTTGCAGTTGGAGAAAAAATAGATAGAAATAAAATTGATTATGTAATTTGTATTGGAGATTTAGCTAAAGAAATATACAATGGAGCAAATAGAAATTTCAATGTAAATAACTTATTCCACTTTGATACTAATGAGGAAGTAGTAAAGAAAGTTAAAGAAATTCTTTCTCAAGATACTTTAATAATGGTTAAGGGAAGTCGTGGAATGAAACTTGAAAAAATCATTGATATGTTAAAGGAGATTTAGTATGAATAAAGAAAGACTTTTAAATACATTTTTAGATTTAGTAAAGATTTATTCACCTTCAAGAAATGAAATTAATGTTATGAAATATATAACAGAAAAATTAGAAAAACTAAGCGTTAAATATATTTTACATGACCATTCAGCTGAATATGGTGGTAATACACCAGTTATAATTGCAAAACTAGAAAAAAATTGTGATGATACTAACTTAAAGGCAATATCACTTTCTGCACATATGGATGTTGTAGAACCTTCAAAGGATTTAGATGTTTATGTTGAGGATGGACTTGTTAAAACAAGAACAGAAACTACTCTTGGTGGAGATGATAAAGGTGGAGTTGCGATTATTCTAGAAACTTTTGAGAGTTTAGTTGAAAATAATTTACCTCATAATGATGTGTTTGCTGTAATAACACCTTCTGAAGAAGTTGGTCTTTTAGGCGCTAAATCTATTAAATGGGAAGAAATTCCTGATGAATTTACACCGGCTAAAGATATGCTTGTTCTTGATAATGGAGGAGGAGCAGATCTTGTAGCAGTTGAAGGACCTTGTATGTATAAGATTAATGTTCATTATGAAGGAGCTTCTGCACATGCTGGTATTGAACCTGAAAAAGGTAGAAGTGCTATCTTAGCTATGAGTAATGCTATTGCTAAGATGAGGATAGGAAGACTTAATGATTATACTACTTCAAACATTGGTAGTATAATATCTGAATTTCCAACAAATGTTGTTCCTAAAGATTGTAAAATCAGAATGGAAGTAAGATGTCTAAATGAAGATGAAGCAAAAGAAAATGTTGATAATTATGTAGATATTTTTGAAAAGACAGCAAAAGAATTTGAAGTTACCCGTGACGGACTTAAAGAAAAAACATCAGGAAAAGACTTTGTCGTTATCGAAGTACAAGGTAAAACAGCCAGCGAATTGTATAATAATGCTATTAAGTACATCAATATAATGTACAAGAATCCTAAAGAGGTTATTAAGGGAGATGTAAAAGATGAGTACATTAAATGGGAGACTTTTGTATCTAATATCGGTACAATTAAAAACGGTTTTATAAATGTACCGGCAGACGCCCTTATTACTGTACAACTTTCTTTTAAGGACGGAAAAGCAAAATACGAAGTTGTTAATCAGAACATATACAATAGTCAAAACAAAGGAGCTTTAGGAAAAGTAACCTTTAAAGGTAGTAAGTGGTCCGGGTTTCCTATATACGATGAAAAAAACAGCAACCTACGACAAGAACAACTAAAAAAAGATATAGAAAACTACTACAATTCACAAATTGAAAAAATTAAAGAATACTTAAATGGTACATCACAATCAAAAAATGATGATTGGTAAAATAACAAAGAGAAAGCCCCGCACGATCATACGCGGGGCTTTTCTACATAAACCAATAATATTAATATAAAGAAAAAAAACACTTCCTAAATCGCCAACACAACCATACCCCCAGTAGCAATATAAACCATATCCACCAGTTACTCATAACACTATTCACTTCTTTTGTTTTATGAGAAAAAGCCGTTGTGATCTCTGTGTTTCGTAATTCATTATTAGTTGTGATTATAGTATTCGTAAGGGTAGTATTCGCCACTATATGGCTATTGGATAGGTTGCTTTTAGTCGTAATCTTCACCTTTCCACCACTTACCCTTATAGTTTCATTATCGCCGTCTCTAATGCGATAATACACTAACTCTTTGCTATTACCCACGCTATCCTTATCGCTCTCAACTGTTACCTCGTACTCTTGTGAGGCGTGTGTATCGAGTTGCAAGGTTTGAGCGTTGTGTTGAAAAATAGCCGTACTATCCTTATACTTTATAATACGCTCTTTTTGGACTTGCTTTTGCTCGGTAGCAGCTACCTCTTTGCGTGTCCTGCAACCTATCAAGGTGAGAAACGCTAATAATAACATTACTATTCTACTCATAACTCTCTAACATTTTGATAATTTTCTTTAAACTATCTGCATAGTTAGTAGCGGTAGCATACCCTGCTTTTGCTACTTCTTCGGCAAACTTGTAAGGGTCAGCTTTCACAAGCAACGCTTTAGCATATCGCTTGTTTTTGAAAAAGAATTGAGCGTGGTCGGTAAAGCATTCTTCGGGCGTGTCGTACTTCCTAAACCAATCCTTAACAATATACTTATACTTGCCATTAGTGAGCATATTAACGGATAACACCTGAGGGAATAGATGCTTTAAATTAGGACTATTTAATATCTCTGTTGTAGTTAGTAATTGCTTCTTGTTGATGGGTGTATCCTTGCCAGCTTTTACGCCAAAAAACATATTACCTTGTACTTTCTTTCCCCAACCACTCTCTAACGCCGCTTGCGCCAAGGTGAAGAGGTGCGATATACCCGTTTTGCGATCTGTTTCAAGCGCAAAGGGTTTGTACTGCTTTATAAATTCATTAGGTGTCATTTCCTTTATTTTTATTCTTTTCTAATTCTTCATTATATTCTTCTTCAATATCGAACATGTGAAAGAATTTTTTATTTATAATTTTTAAAAGCACTCCCGCAAAACGAAATCCCAAACATTCTAAATTCTCTAATAAACTTACCACTAATTGCCATATAATAGCTAATAATACTGCCCAATATAGCCAATGAAAAGGGTCAAATTCAAAATCTCCAATTGCGGGGAATCTTATGTTATCCTCAAATGTGTGTAATACATATATAAGTACTAAGTAAGTAAGTATCTTTAATAACATACGCCCGAATTTCCTACTCTCGTGTCTTTCTCCTCGATTTAAAGATGCCAAAACGCCCGTTATCCATTCAAAGAATATCAACACTACATACGCAGTTAAGAATAGGTGATTAAATCCGAATAAGAAATGTATCATTCCTATAATTGCCGAAATAACAATATCCCAAGCAATGAAACTCAAAGAAAACGTATGCCCAAAACTTGACTGAATGAAATCACGCCATCCTGTAAATCCGAATCCTTGTAAAATATAATCTATCATCTTTTTTTATTAATTTTCTTTACAATAGGATAAGGCGTAACACTCGCTACAATGTCCCACCAGTCAATAAACGTGCGCTTAATATACTTATCGTACAATTCTTTTGCGAGCCCCGCCAATAGTACAGTGGCTAACGCTAAAACGAAAGCAATTCCAACGCTACAAAATTTTAAAAACGGTGTAAAAAATAGCACCAACATACAATTGCCTACCTTTGAATGCAGCAATTTGTCCTTACCTATTAAGTTTCGTTTTAATTTATTCATAGTTTTTTTATTCGCTCCAATCAGTTGCAATGTTTCCTTTTTCGAGTTTAACATTTCTCGTCCAAAGTTTAGATGTTACATCTCCCGTATCACTACCATTGTTATCAATACGTATATAACCTTTTGGACTTAAATTGGCGTCAGTAGTGAATGTAAATATCTCTCTTTTCCATTCTCCATTAGTATTTGGAATCATTTTGTTGTGAATTTGAGAATAACCTTCATTTATAAAAAACATTTCCGCATTCCTTAAATTTTCACTTTTGTATTCCAAAGATAGTGTATAAGTTGTATTCTTTTCCAAGGTACCTCCTACTATACCATAATAGATATAATCTTCTACCGTACCTATATACTCTTTATAACGCTCGTTCTTACTGTCAGTGATTAGGTTATTGCCTAATTCACTACCATCCCAATCTGCCCAATCTGTTTCTAACTCAGCATATTCAATTTTGAAAGATGATACATACAGCTCTTCAATGTGTTTTTTTTGTGTTTTATTATAAAATTCTACAAACCCATTATTTCCAACAGAAAAAGTAGTTATCCCTTTTTTTCCAAATATTGTATATCTATGCCATTGCCCATCAGATATTATATTTGTACCGTATGGATAAATCACATTAGAATCAGTAATACAAGTAAATGCAATATCAGGCTTCGTAGTTTTAGCCCAAAACGAAAATATAATAGGACGACGCATAAACAGATACTTACACTGAAAACCTTGCCAGTTATAAATGAGTTTACATACCTTGTTCCCTATAAAATTTTCAGATACTACCCCAGCATTGCCAGCGTAATTTGATTGTAAGTAATAAAGTTCTTCTTTCAACTCAAAGTCTTTCGTGCCTTTAAGTAAGTTATATCTTACCAAAGCCTTATTTTCAAACTTCTTGCTCATCGCAATATAATCACCCTCTCCCCACAACGCTACCATTCGCAACTCCTTCACGTCGCTTGGCGTGGAAAAAGTTAGACCTACCACATTACTCGCATAGTCTCGTTGTATAGAACTCGCCACTACACCAGCATCATAGCCTAATATTTCAAACGTGTTGCTCATCGTCTCAACAACAAGTACATAAGTGCCTTTTGTCAGCGCGTTCATCGTGGCAATATTATCGCTATTTGCTTTGTTTATCTTTATCGATAACTCGTGTACAAAGCCGCCGCTCAATTTTTGCGAACCATTCACTTTAAAAGCGTTTGAGAGTTCAAACAAATACCCTCTCTTAGTAGGATACAACTGAAAATGAGTAATAACACTCTTATCCTCATTCATTGCTGTATATCGCCTATCAATATCCTTGTAAGGTATCACCAGCACTCTATGATTGAGCCCCTTTGTAGGTCTATAATTGCAATCTAATGCTATATCTTTTATATTCTCTATACATCTCATATCAATTGCATTCTCATTCTATGTTTATTAATTCGGTTGCTATCACCACACCCGCTATTACAACTATATTCAGGAAATAGTGTTTTATTTCTTTCAAGGTAACGCTCGCAATCTTGCCATAGCCAATCTGCTTGTTGCTTGTACATTGTGCGCACATCACGCCTCTCATTTTGGCTAATAGCCTCTCCATCTTGGTTCACCTTTTCTTTAATCCCCATTGGCGTATCTACTTGATGCCCCACGAATACATAACGAGCGTACGCAAAGTATGATAACACGGTTTTTAGTCCTGCAAATTCGTACTTTTTGCCCTCAAAAGTATAACTACCCCCCTCAAGCAATAACGTGTAATCTCTCACGGGCGTTTCGCTTGTCAAATCTTGGTAAAAAGACTCACAAACCAACCCCTTCAAGTCAAACGTTTGTGCTTCTCTAATAAAGCGGTTGAACTCCTCATCTTTACGAAAAAGTGAAACACTCAGATACTTGCTACATTCTTGCTTATTAACTAATAATCTCATACTAATTTGCTAATTTCAAAAAGTCCGTTTGTCGAAATGTCCCTTACAAAGCCATCGAAGAGTTCCTCAAACATCTCTTGTACATCTTGCCTTTCCTCCTGCATTTGTTCCTGCATAAAAATGCGTGCCTCTTTCAAACTTTCCCCAGATGTATTGCCTAATTTCCCTTCCACGTAATCAATCAGCACGGGCGGAATATTGCCGTACGACTTGCGTATATTGTTCGCTGTTTTTTGGTCAGCGTACTGAAACATATCAGCCTTGATATTGCTCTCTATAGGTTTTATCAGTACATTATTCTCCAATTTATCGCCCTGCATTTCCGTTTCAAAATGAAATACAGATCGCTCGGCTTCTACACCTATGCTCTTTTTCAATTCATCTCTAAACTCTTGTCTATCATCATCGCTTTCCATTGGCGCAGTAACAACAGCATAAGTTCCGAAAAAGCCTTTTTTAAAGCCGTTCCTTGTGAATACACTCGATAGCCTTTCACTCTCACAATCACGCAACACTACATCAGCCCAAGCTAGCGGATAGGTGTCATTCCTATCAAGGTTTAAGAAAAACACTTGCCCCTTGTACTTTTTCCAACCTCCTGCTTTTTTCACTTGCGCTTCTATAACATCAGGGCGGGGGTCGTATCGGTCAATAGCAACTAAATTCTCATCTCTATCCTTGCTGTTGGTTAGTTTGTCCCAATCATTATATACAAGTATCTTGCCTCGATAGTAATTACTGTCTTTTGCCCCTAATCGGCAATTCTTGTAAGGCAACACTTGCACACTTATCTTCTCATAGAAGCCGTTGTAATTCACGTGTACGAATGCGCCCTTATGTATTGCAATACTTCTGGCTACTTTCTTAAGCAGGTCGTTAGGGGTCTCCCGTTTATCATTAATAAACAACTCATCTTTTCTAAATCTGACCACTTGCGACCTTGCCAACTCTCTCTTTTCAATTTCCAATGCAAAGCCGCGACCATATATAAAATCAGCAATCACACCCGCACAAGCACGAGCAGTTGGCGAACCTGCCACCAACTGCTCTATGATTGTCGGGTAATCATTGCCAACTCCATTCGCTAAGTACGGAAAACCCTTAAACTTATCACTATTCGTACGCCTTTCCTCTTTTGCTAATTCTATCGCCTTCAGCCTTGTCATCGTCTAATTTATTAATTTGCTAATTCTCCAATCAACGCTTCCCAGTTCTCAGGATACAAATCAAAGTTTGCAATCCTATTAGGGTTAATTTTCAAGTAACGCAATGCAATATCATTCGTTAGCGTGTCGTTGTTAAACAACTCACTACTACCAAAATCAATCGCTAATGAAGTAATGCCAGATCGCAATCTGAATTTGCAAGGCTCATTACTATCCTCCTGCAACTCATCTTGTGTGTTTTGTTCAGCGTTATCTTGTATCGCTTCTGTAGGTTGCAAATCCTCCTGCAACTCATCTTGTGTGTTTTTCTTTGCCATAACTTTTAACTTTTTATGTAATTTTTCATTGCCCTCATTCACGAGCCTATTCCAGTACCCACTCAACTTATTTCCACAAGTCGTACAAGGGTCGCTGTCGTCAAATAAGTAAGCATAAAAGGCGATGAAGGTATTCTTATCCTCCCCCACCGCCTTTTCGTACCCACCATTGAGTAATTCGTTTAAACTTTTTTCTGTAAAATTCATTACGCCGCCAGTTTTTTGTCAAACTTCTTCTTAGTAGTTGCGTAATCAGTTTCGAGCCACTTCAAAGCAACATTAGGCTCTTTCTGGTTTGCAGGCGTTGCGATTGTAAGTTTGAAAGCCCCACCATTGGTGCGACCCTCGCCCTCAGTAACCTCTAATCCTACAAAATAGCCTAATACATCAAAACTGCTAGCGCCCTTTACCTTGTGCTCAATCACAGCCACCAATTGCGCCCCGTTTACAAACTGGTCAATCTGTGCGTAATCATCAGCACTCTTGCCATACACTGTAATACCTATCGAGTGTTTGTAACCGTTGAAATCATCATCTGAAATCTCTGGTTTAATACTCTCTGATATGTGTGTTTCTTTGAAATTGTCAAAGAAATACCCAGTTTTGCCACTCTTCAGCACCAGCGTATTCATTTTGTTTTTGTCAGCCTCAATTGTAGTCGCTGCAAAGTCAATGTCGGCTCTATTGATGAGCAAAATACGCTTCTCAATACCCTTTACTTTGTCGTTACAATCAAAGGTCAAATCTTTACTTAGTGCATTAATACATTCTGCCATAATTCTCTTTTTTTAATTTATTAAATTTGTCAATTAGTAAATTTGCTAATCTACTAATTGACAAATTCGTTAATTACTAAATCGCCATAGCCCCAGTAGTGCCAATCACACGTTGGAAATCTGCACGATAAGAAGCTTTCAAATAAACCTTCTCAATGTCTCCACCTAAGTACTCAACACCTATATCTTTGAGCGCTCCCATACTGTCAATAGCAATTTGACACTCATTTTTATCGAGTAATAGCGCACGGTGAGGATTGTGCCACTTAGTTCCGTTGTCAAAGTTAGAGCGTATCATATCATCTAACCATTCAGAGGTAACCACAGGTACGCCTTCAAACTCTGATACCATATAACCTCCCTCAACCATTTTAAATGATTGCTCATTGCGAAACTCCTTGCGCATAAAACGTGTTAAGTTAGTTGCCAAACTCTGAGTAATCACAAATACGGGAGAAGCGCCTGACTTAAAACCTGCAATATCTTTCAATTGACAGAGAACTTTGTATGCTCTATCATCTGCAAGAGCGCGCTGCCCTGCATAATTTGATTGAGAGTTCTCATCAATAGTAATCTTTCTCTCAGGTGCAGATGTTACCATTGCCTCAAACTGGGAAAATAATCCATTGAGTACATTAAAATTAGTCTTGTCTAATCCCGTTTTAAGCACTTGTGTACCACTACCACTTCCTACTGTCGAATGGTTCTTGTCTGCGAAGAATACGAATCTGTTGAAGTCGTTCAAAATACCACCCTCGATTAGTGAAACCAAAAACGCTACATAATCTGAGTCGTCAATGTTAAAACGGTCTGCTCCTGTTTTAGCCACCCAAGCATCGAATGTTTTTTCCAATGTTGAATAACAATCTGAAACATTTACCTTTAAAGGAACTGGGTCAAACCAACCAGTACGCACTTGTGTATCAAGCGACTTAGAAGGCTTGCCGCACCCTTCGTCTAAGTGAGTTACATTCGATATTGGCGCATAATATCCAAACTCAGTGCCTTTCACAATACCCTCATGAATAGTAAAGATTTGTTGCAAAGGAAGTAACCCAAATTGTCCTTCTTCTAACAAGTCCTTAATTCTATTGATGTACTCCTTGTTTCTTTCAGCTTCTTTAAGAAACTCTTTAAATGCTGTATTTGCCATATTTTATTTCTCTTATAGTTAAAATTAATTGATACGACCCAAACGTTTACGAATTTTGTCCATATCCAAGCCGTCTCCACTCACATAAGACTCATTACTTGTTGCTCCTTTGTCGTCTGCTGAAAATCTACTTTGAGTTTTCTCAATGCGTTCAAACTTCTTCTGCAACTCATCCAACCTTTTAGAAATCATTTCAAAGCCCTCCAATACAGATTTAGCGAACTCATCATCAGCACCCTCGCCTTTGTCAGCATTACCGCCTTCATCCTTAGGAGATTCTTTTTCTTTAATCTCTTTGATAACGCCTCCCTCTACAACAAGGGTGCGTTCGTCCTTCAGCAAATAATCACCATCAGCAAGAGGCTTTTCAGCATCCTCACCTCCATCAGTCTTTTGCTTCACTTTATCCCCAACGGCAGGCTCGTCCGCCTCCGTCACCACGGTAATAATATCACCATTTGCCAATGTCAAATCTACATCAAACAGCGATTTACCAAATAATGCCACTAAGGCACGTGCAAAAACACCTTTTTTCATATTCTTTTTATTGTTTTTTCTACCTATGTAAGCCTCGTAACGGCTAAAGAAGTCCCCTAATATATTAGGGTCTTTTTCCAAAATATCGAATACTTCAGGGTTTTCATCTAAAAAATCAGTGAATTTTACCCCTAAATCGTCATTTTTTGAATGAAAAAGACTATCCGTTGCAGCAGGGTCGTCTACCAAATCCGACGAAATCCACTCAATCAACTCGTGCCCGTCAGCCTCTTTCTTTTCCCCGTCCTCTTCATACTCTTCAACTACGTAATTTGCTAAAATCACAATCGAATTACCAAACATCTCCGAGTTGCTTTTAGCCATTCGCATAATGTAATCATACATCGTAATGCCACGCCCCTCCACGTTCGTGTCCTTCGCAATCTCATCCAGATATAAGTCGCCAAAAAGTTTTTCGTCCTCTACCTTGAAATTCTTATATCTACCAATGTAAGAGCCTAAAGAGTTATTACACATCGTAGGGTGTCCAAAACGCGCCTTAATGTAACCACGATCATCTCCCTTTGCTTTTAACTCGTTTAAAAAACGCTCTGAAAAGTATGTACCATTCTTATTCAATCCCTTTTGTGCCAACACTACACCATATATAACACCCTTATCAGTGTCTATATTTTGCGTTACCGATTGATTATACTGAGGGTTTGCCCTAAATTGATACTTTTTCATTTTTTATTAGCTTATCATTCATTTGCAAAATTACCTCACAATTGTAGTATATCGTTGCTAATCTATATTAGCAATTACCTATGTAAGTAATACCTACTTTTGCAACGTGATACGTTCGCGGTCTTAAATAATTTGTTTCATCAAAAAAGCACGCCTTAAAAAGCGTGCTTAGTTCTGAGTTTTCATTTTTTTTGTTATATTTAAAGTTATTAGTAAAAAAACACGCTTTTTTAAGGCGTGTTTTTTTATTACCCAAGTTTTACCCCTAACTTTACTGAAAATCTCTATGTTAATAGTCTCAAAAGTTAGCAGGCTACTCCTGAATGCTTTTAGGTGGGGTGCTTTGGGACTTTTGGAAATTGAGTGTACCGACCTCTAATAATACCCCGTTATCGTCTTTGATAAATAAGGGGCGTTTAAAAGTGCTTTTCGTAGGCTCTATTAAGTCCCTTACATCTACATCAAGAACGTTTGCCAACTCAATAAGCACCTTTAATGAAGGATTACCAGTAATGCGAGCGTTTAATGCTTGGTAGGTAATACCTAACATATTAGCCAAATCGTTTAAAGCGATACCCTTTTCTTTTGCAATCTCTTTTATTCGTAACATAGCATTTAAATATTAGTTATTAGGGCGCAAAGATAGTAAAATAAAACTATACTTTTACATTAATCAAAAAAAATAAAAAAATAATTTGCAAAAAACTTGCATATATAAAATTATAGTTTTATCTTTGCGCCGTAAAAATAAAACAATAATTTTAAACACTATGAAAAAGCAAGTAACAAATAACGATTTTAGAAGCAAGGTATTTAAAGAAGCACACCGCCTTTATAATAATTTGCGCCCTATATACAGAACCTTTGCAAGTGCTTTAAAGGCTGCTTGGCAAAGTTACCGATTAAGACACCCTAAAAGAGGTAAAAAGATAGTAGCGAGCCCCGAACGTATCGAGCAAATAGCCCGTAACATTAATGCGTTCAATACTTGTTACGACTATATAGACGGGGGAAATACAGCGGGCTACACTTGGGGCTTTTGGAATGATTTAGATAATAAACTCCATACCATATTGAGTAGCCTACACAAGCGAAGCCTTAACAAAGTAATAGCCCTTTGCACACCAGCACAAGCACAATATTTTAACTTAGTATAATAACATTAAACACATTAATAGTATGAAAGCATTCTATGTAACTAATGTAGATAAGAAAAGAAAGACTATTACAACCTATGAATTAACAGATGAATTAGTTGAAAAAATTAAAGACCTTTTAAAAATATTCAAACCGAATCCAAATATAGAAGAATCATTAGGTTTTAAAAGATATCTAAGTTTTAGTAAATATAAAATGGTGTATTTATCAATTGTTTTTGAAAAAAATGGTCTTAGCCAAAAAGAGCTTAAACTATTTCTTGAAAATCTAAGTGAAAATGATTTTAAAGATTTCAAAAAAAGCATACCAAGTTTTAAAAACTTAAATCAAATTAAAGAATATCTAAAATAATACACAGACCTAAGCAAGTCTTTAAACTGCTTTCAAACTCAATTTAATAACCTTTAAAACATTATCAAAATGAAAGTAGAAACAAAGTACAACGCAAACCAAACAGTGTTTTTTATGCACGAAAATAAAATTAAGAGTGGTGAAATTGCAGTCATAGACATTCACTTAGTAGCTAATGATAATAGCATTAACACTACTTACAAAATCTTTAATTATCAGAATGATAGATTTAAAGAATGTGAAATTTTCAGCACCAAAGAAGAACTATTAGAATATTTAGCTAACAATTAAAAAAAGCACCTAATTAGGTGCTTTTTCTTTGTCCTTATAATACGCCTCCCAGTGTGCTAATAACCTTTCAGCGTGCTCTTTTGGCGTTACTTTTATGTACTTTAAAAAACTTGCCTCTGTTGTATGTCCTGTTATCTTCATTATCGAAAGTGTAGGAAAATTCATCAGATATAAATTAGTTGCAAATGAACGCCTACAAGTATGCGAACTTATCAATTGCCACTTTTTAAATACCCCGCGCTCCTTGCGCCTCGTTTTTGGGTTCATCAGAGTTCCCTCAACATCATTATTAAAACCTACAATTCTGCAAACCTCTTTGACAAACTTATTGAAGTATGAATTATTCAATGGTGTAGGCATTCCTCTTTTTCTTATCATATCCTTAATATGGTGATGAAGCGGTATTACTACCTTTGCCCCTGACGTGTTTCGCGTTTTTTGAGGCTCAACCTCGATAAACTTGCTATCAGGGTCAATAGATGGTAAATTCATAACATCAGAAACACGTAACCCCGTCCAAATTCCCAAAATCATTAAATCGCGGGCGTTCTCTAACCTCTTATCATTAGAAAAATCGAATGCAACCAGCCTTTCAATCTCATCTTCCGACAACACTACCGATATACTTTCCTCCTTTGTTTTTGTAAAATCGCCTAAATCATTAGCAATTGTGTATCCCTTTTCTTTTGCCTTTCTCAATAACACTTTGACCCCAGAAACGAGTTCGCCTATTGTATTAGACGAAAATTTCTTTTCATTCGCACAAAACGATACAAAAGCATCATTTAATTGAGAGTTGTACTCATCAATTCTAATTCGTTTATTAGAGTAATTTTCAAAATTAATCAAAGCATTCATCGATTGATTATAAACATAAACACGCGCTTTACTATATTCTTTTCCCGTGCTCTTATTAATAGCGCCTTTTATAGAGGAAAGAAAATCACTTATAAAATCGGTAAAATACTCAAAATCATTAGTTACCCTCTCAGGTTTAAATTTAGCATCAAAAGCGTTCTTTAATTTTTCTCTTGTTATCTTCTCACCATTCAATTTGTAATTATCAATGAGTGTAACAAGAAAGTCGTTGTACTGCATAATATGCGCGGCTATCTTTCGCAACCTTACACCGTCAGCACCCTTACGACTTTTTGGCATACGGGCGTTAAAGTCCCAGTCGTTAGGACTAATAACCTCACCAGTAGAGTATTTAAATATTTTTTTTTCGTCAGAGATGTAATACTGAATGATAATTATTGTATCTTTGTCGCCACGAGGCTCTTTGAGATAGAAAAACAT